TTGTATTAAAAAGTCTCCCATAAATCCGTTACGATTTTTTCTAAACGCACATTCAATTATATCACTGTTGGCTGCTCTACCAAGTGCTAACACCCAATCAGCATCATAAGCAATTTGTCGTGACCAAGCAGTTTGACCTAAAGTTGGAACTGTACTCATATTAGTAACATCATCTGGTGTAGCAGATGAAATTGCAATAATTGGAACTTCTTCACTAATAGACATTAGTTTAAGTTCACGAGAAAGATTTTTCATAAGAACAGTTTCATTATCTGATTTTTGATTAGGAGACATAAGTTGTAGATAATCTACAATTACAAAGTCTGGACGGTACTGATCAATCTTTCCACGAATAACAGATGGAGTAATTTCTCCACCACTATCATTAGAGATAATGTGAAATGGTGGCTTTCCAGCAATTTTGTTTTCATGCCACTTTTTAAGCATATCAATTTCAATATCTCCATTAGAAATTTTTCTGTGTGACCATAATCCTTCACCCATAATTGCAAATACACGATTACGAACTTCTGTTTCAGACATTTCTAAACTGATAATCATTGGTGTTTTGCCTTGCTTCCATGCTTGAACAGCAAAGTAAAGAGCAAGCCAGGATTTGCCAATACCTGGATATGCCAGGAAAATACCAAGTTGACCTGGCATGATCCCTGAAGGAAGGTAATTGTCAAACCCTGGCAAACCTGTTTTAATTCCTATCTTGCCAAGTTCTTGTTGTTTTTTTACATTTTCAAAATATGTTATTGCAGATTGTATATCTGTAGCATCAATATCACGAATTGCAGATGTGTTCTTTTTTAATTCAGAAGTCTTTGTGATTAATTGCTCTAGTGCCTTGACTCCTTGACCACCCTGAACTTCTGTAGCAGCATTACGAATAATATCTTTTAAACTATCATTTAAATAATCTGCCTGTAATTCTTCAAGATGATGTTTAGTTGCTCCTACCCCTGCAACTGGTACAAAATCTCTAAATTTTTCTACAACTAAAGATGTTGGTGGAACAGTACCATTAGACTCAGTATATCTTTTGATAAAATTCCAAACATCTAGATGTGTCCTAAGAATAGAGTCTATATTAGCCTGAAGTAATACATGTACCTGTTTGTCCTCAAGTACCGCTGATATTAATTTTGCTTCTGAATTACTCACTTAACCACTTCCTCGCTAATTTTCTACGCTCTTCACGTTCTTTAATATCTTGTTCTATTGCATTTTTATTCTCAAATAATTCTTGTGCTTTGTATGCAAAAACATTCCAAGATGGACTAATTGATATTTGAAAATAAAATTCTAGTAGATCGTAGCATAATGGAAGTCCATAGGACTCTACAAGGGCATCTGCTGCCCATTGCTCAACATTAAGATTGAGATTAGACTTTTGCTCGTATCTCTGCAAATAAAGTTTATTGTAGCGACTGAGCAAAGCCATTCGGTCTTTGCGATCAGCCACAACTACTCCTCAGTTATTTCGTTTCTTGCTTCTTCTACCTTTTCAACAACCTTTGCCTCAACAAAATCGTAAACACGATTCATTGCATCATTAGTAGTTTCGCCATCACGAACGCTATCAACTACTCCAAGATCAACTCGTAAAGATTGGAAGTTTCCTAGATTAAGAGTGTATCCAAGTGTTACAGATACCTTTGTTTCATTTCTTTGTTCCACCACTGCCTCCTTCAAAGGCTAATTTATGCTCTCACCCCAAACAGGTATGAACCTGCCGTCTTCAGTTTTTGTATAAACCAGTATACCATCGCCAGTTCTTCGTGTCAACTCCTGACTAGTAGGAGTCATATTATTTGTTATTAAATTATCTTTTCTTGGTCTACCCATATGTATACTTGCAAGTATATCACGTATCTCTTTTACTTGCGACTCGGAGTAGTAAGATCTAATTTGCCATCCACGTTCACCATTTACTTTTGAACCTATAGGTGGTGGAATAACTCCACGTTTAATTAATGATGGAAAATATTTTCTATGCCTATTGACAAGTTTAGCAGTTTCTGCTACAGTATATGCCTTTTGTCTATTTTTTCTAAAGTCTGCTCTAAAGCAAGTTTCTAATCTATCTTTTGTAATATTATAAACAGTTATCATACCAGTTGATCTAGAACTATGATAAAGTCTAACAAGGTCACCATTCAAAAACCAAACATTTTGGTTTCCTTTTATTACAGGCTGACTATTGTAGTTTTTGCTTTCAAGTTTTCTAGGTTTAAAAGCCATAAACCCTCCTTGCTATCAGCAGGTGGATGATAAAACTTTCTATGACCGCAACGAATGCAGTATGTTTCTAAATGAATTGTGCTTGAGTATTGTCTATCAATAAACATTCTACCCATGCATCTATTGCAATGAATCATTAAACCTATTCCCCTTAATTAGGAATGCCAATAATAATTAGATGAACCGCTAGAGAAAGATCTCCAGAGGCACCGAATCTAACAATTCCCTCTACTCTTGAAGTTGTTACACTTTTTAAAATAACTGTAACATTTTGACCTGCTGGTGTATTTCCAATATTTAAAGCAGTTGCTGTTGCAATTGGAGCATATTTAAAATCTGATGGAAAATCATATGAAAAAGTTTTTTCATTACCAGCACTTACTGTAGAATTATTTGCTACTTCAACATAGCCGCCAACAACTCTAGCCTCTGATGTTTTTATACTTTGTCTACCTGCACTTGTAGTATCCACGGTAGTATAGTTATATGTTGCTGATGAAACCTGAGTAGAAAGATCATTCAGGGTATCAGCCAATTGATAGATGTATGTAACATCTAAAGGTTGTCCTCGTTCTGGTAGCGGTACTTTAGCCATATATCTCCATTATATCATTAGATCGTTTCATTAAGCATTCTATAAACTTTTAAAAATGGTGTTTCTGGAGCGCCATCTTCTCTTTCAATTGGATATCCTACTAAATATATTTCAATACTTAATCTATTTGGAGAACTTGGTTGTACTACTCCATTAATTGTATAAAAAGAAGGATGTGGATAAGAAATAGATGTTGTTTGTACTCTTTCTTTATAAACCCAATCTCCTCCATCATTTCTATCCCATCTTAACCAAATATCATATCCTGTTGCATTTCTGATTAATGAATTAGTTTTATATGTTCCAGCGGGACTTACTGGGGTTGAAACAATATTTCCATTATTTTTATAATAACTAAATGTATTAGTTGTTACCGCATTTATTTTATATGTACCATTAAAAGTAGAATCTACTCCTTCTACTGTTACCCAATCATCTACCGCCATATAATGAGCATCTGTTGTTGTTAAAGTTGCTAAATCATTAGTTAATTGTTTATTAGTTATATCTGTAACAGTTGAAGTATCTTTTAATACTATTACTGGATCCCAAGTTATATTTGCAATTTGATTAGAACTATTAAACTGTATGTCTCCAGGAACGTATGTGTAATCTGGTATAACTAAATATACTGGAGACCAATGTGAAACTCTATTACGGTCTTCAGAAATAATTCTATATCTTAAAGAATAACCCTCAGTTGTACTACTAATTGGTGGAAGATTAGCAAATGATTGTCTATATTTTTTAATACCTGAGTCGGCCATTATGAAACTCCAACAGTAAATCTAAATTCAATATAATTACTTGTATTTGGATTTTTTACAACTGTTTCAGCATCTGTATTTTTTACAACAGAATATCCAGTTAATCCATAAAGTGGATTTATGGTAGAAACATTTTCTAAACGCAAAGCATCATATGCAATATAATAATCATCTGTTGGTGTATCCGATACTAAAATAGAAGTATATATTTTTACTACTGTTACTGCATCCCATGTAAAGTTTGGTGTAATATAAAGATTTTGTAATTGGGTTGTTGCAACATAATATCTGTTGGCTTCAAAATCATATGTACCACCTGTACCGTTACCATTATTTAATTCAATTTCAAATCTTGCAAATTCGCCTTCATTTTCAGCATCAGTTGATGCAAAGTCAACCAAAATACGAACTGTGTCTGGAACAGCAACTGAATCTCCGTCTTTACTAATAATAGAAAATGCTAATCTTAATTCATCAGTTGGAGAATTTTTTGAAAAATCTACGTTTGCTCCAGTTAAATGAATATGATTAGATCCACTTTCAATAACAAAATGTCCTCCAGATTCTCCTGTTGATGGGTCAATTGTTATATCAGCATTATCGCCAGCAATCATAATCATATTATTTAAAAATCTACAACGCTCATATCTTTCTGGTCGTGGAGATTTATAAAATATTGAGTTATCTGCATTTGTTTGAAATACAGGATCTGTTATTGCAATAATATTATCATCATTAGGA